GATGTCGCACCCTTCGGTGCAGCGATACCATGCCCGTGTCGGGTGGTGGCGTGGTTCCCACCGAATGCCGGGCCCGGTGCCGTCGCCGAAGACCAGCGTCTGCATCGTCCCGCACTTCGGACAGGGGACGTAGCGATATTCCTGCGAGCCTTGCTCGAACAGCGTGTCGATGCGGCTCCAGCCCTTCACCTTGGGCGTGGAGCCTGCCGCGCGGAAGCGGCGGGGCGATGTCAGGTTGCGCTTGAACGCGAGCCGGGCGGGATCGCCCTCTTCCTTCGACGCCCACGGGTAGCCGTCGCACTCTTCCAGGAACACGTCGTCGGCGGTGACGCGGCGGAACTCCTTCGGGCTGTTGGCGCCCTTGATTTGTATCCAACCGCCCTTGTACCGCTTGGCCCTGATCTGGTTGTCGGCGTGGCGCGGTTTGAAGGTCGCGACGTCGCGGACGATCTTCCACTGCAACACCGGGTCGAGGTCGTCGCGGCTGAACTTCTCCGCGTCGTCGATCGTCGGCTGGTAGATCAGCGTTCGCGCCGGATCATACCGGATGCGGTAGGCGACGAAGCACTGGAGGATCGTCGAGTAGCCGATGCGGCTGCTCTTGCGGACCGATACCTGCTCCGTCTCAGGGTCCGGGAAGGCATCGGCGATGTCCGCCTGGAACGGGAACGGCCGGATGCGCCGGCCGTCGTCGGTACGGCCATGCTCCGCCATGAACTCGGACAGCCTCGGCTTCAGCCGGGGCTTGAACATCGCCAGCCATTCGCGCGCGGCCGCCGCGATGTCACCCGCGATGGCGGTGATCGAGAGCGGCGCCGGCCTAGTCTTCGGCGGACTCTTCTTCATCCAGGCCGCCCCCGCCTCTGGCCTCCTCGACGCGGGCCACGCTCAGTTCGTCGAGCGCATCGTTGATCGCGGTATCGATCTTCGCCCGCAGGCGGTGATCGCCATTGGCGACGGTGAGACCGACCTGCTGAAGCCGGGTGACCGCGAGCGCGATGACGCCGACGACAGCGCCGCTCATGTCCGGTAGCGAGGCCAGTTCGCGGCGGCGTTCGGCGTTGTCCATCGCCTTGGCGTCGGCCTGCTCCTTGGCGAGCCGGGCACGCTCGGCCTCAAGATCGAGCGTGCCATCCTCGTCCGCGCGCTCGAACTTCCGGACGCGGTAGGCGACGAAGGCCTCGACATACTCCTCGGCGGTCGATCCGGGGCGCGGCAAGTCGGCCGCCTGCATCCGATCGCGAACCCAGCTGTCCGACATGCCGAGAAGCCATGCGACGTCGGCGCGTGTCAGCGTTTCGGTGTCGATTGCCAAAATGCCGCCTCCGAGACGCTGAAACCCGCCGGAAACCGCCGAAAACGGTGTCAAGGCGGCGGCACCATAGGCGATTGCCATGCCTAGACGGTTCCCGGGCCTTCGCGCCCCGCATACGCTGGGAGCCGGGGAAGGACCCAAAGGGGGGGGTATGCCGTTGCGTGACCGCGCAACAATGTTGCGTCATGCCGTGGGGTGGTGCCGGGGTTAGCGCCCGCGCGCTGGATACTCGCTGCGCCCACGCACGACGGCGCGCACGCTGGTTGAGATGCGCTCGGCCTCGGCGATGCGACGATCAGCCTCGCCATGCGAGCGGGCGGGTTCGGCATAGTCGGAGGCCAAGGCGTGCAGGTCGGAGGCGAGCTGGTCGAGACGCTGTGCCGCAGCCTGCATCGTTCGCCTCGTGATGTTGGAACCCACGCTCGGGATCGAACCGAGGACCGCCCGCTTACGAGGCGGGTGCTCTACCATTGAGCTACAAGGGCTTGGCAGATGTGGCAGGAGTCGAACCTGCGGCCTTCGGTTTTGGAGACCGTGGCAGCACCGCTGCCTCACACCCGCTAAATACGACAACGCCCGCGAGCCGGTTGGCTGCGGGCGCGACTTCAACGGTTCTCTTTCTGCCTCACGTCCCCTCCAATTGCAAGCGGCTATTCGATCGCTAGGTGAGCACCGACGCTGCTGCTCAGGATAGCGACCGCCTTCAGGAACTCGTCGCGCACGGTCGCGGCGTGCGCGCTGGACCTGGGCACGATCTCGCTCACGACGCGCGGCTGCTCCTTGCCCTTGCCGACGATAATGCGCTGCCGCTCACGGCTGCCCCAACGGTTCATCGCAACACCCGAGAAGGACTGATCGTCGAGCACCACCGCGCGCAGCGTGGCGAGCAGCCACCCAGCGAGGTGGCGTTCGCAATCGGCGACGCGACCGCTCTCCCACATCTGCATCGGGATGTTCGGCTCGAAGCTGGCGCTCCCGCCGGCCAGCGATACGTCGAGCGCACAATGCGTCTCGGATGCCTGCGTCGCCTCCCACGCGGCGCGGTAGAAACGCATCGCGCGCAACTGATCCGACGTAATGAGGCGATGACCCTTGGGCGTCTTGGGATCGGCAGGCAGCTTGGCGAGCGTGGCGAAATAGGGCTGGCGGCGGAAGGCGCGGCCGACCACTTGCCCCTTCTCCGTTCGAACGGCGACCGGCTTTTCGGTGAAGAAGCCCGCTTGTTCCGTGACAGGCGGCACGATGCCCGCGTCGGCGATGCGCTGCGCACGATCGCCCGCCTGCCGCTTCGCCGCGACGCCTGCCGCCTGCGCCGCCACTCGATCCGCCTTCAGCGCCTTCCCCATGATCCACCCCGCTACTGATCTGAATATACTATGTTCGCTGTGTGTTCGCTATGCTGCGCTGGCGATTGCTTCGGCGAGCGTCTTCGCCGTGCCTCGCCGCAGGAGGCGCTGTCGCTCGGACATGGCATCCCGCGCTTCGTTCTCCGTCAGACCGAGCGCGACATAGTCCGCAACCGTGGGCTCGGGCTTTGGCGCGGCGGTCTCCGCCTTCGGCGTTACCGGCAAGCCGTTCTCGCGCAGGATTGCCGCAGCCTCGTCCGGAGTGCAGATCGCGTCCGCTTCGTCGGCAATGCGGATCGGTGGTGCGATTGCCGCCGCTTCCACCATTTCGAGCCGCCGCAGCGTCTCAGCGCGCTTCCGCAGCGCCGGTTCGGCGATCTTCAATATCTCGCCGACCGATGGCAGGAACCCACGTTGCGAGCCCATGACCGCCTGATCGATCGCGCTCGACAGGATGTCCGTCGGCACATGGCCGAGCAGGCGAACGCCCTCCCCCAGCCAAGCCGTCGCCTGCGCCTCGCCCTTGCGATACCCAGCCGCCAGCCATGCCACCGTGAGACGGTTGGCGAGCCATGCGCGATCACAACTCATCCCGGCGCGAGCGCGCGCAATCGTGGCCGGCAGGCGTTCGCGGTCGGCCTCGGACAGGCACGCCAGCCCGGCGGCGGCTGTCCAGCGTAGCCCGACGCCCACGACATACTCGCTAGCCGTCGATGCCGAGACGGCGGCGCGCGGCAAAGATGGCGTCGCCGGCGTCGTCACCTCGCGGGGATCTTCCATTCTGACGAGAGCGCCCATTTTGCGTCGTCCTCCCTTCGAACTTCTCTTCGTTTGCGACCCAAGTTCGCCACGCGGCGTCCCAATCGATCATCACCGTGCCCTTGCCCCGATGGTAATTCTCGAAGCTGTCGAGAACGCGTTCGAGGCGCCCCACTTCCCATCGCTGGACGATCTCAGCGGTGACGCCGACAAGCGGCTTTGCGACCCAGCCCATTGGCAGCCGATGCTTGCGACGCTCGGGCGCGGGGCGCGGCCTCGAAGGAGGCGAAGCCTCCGTAGAGGTAATGGTGGTTCTTGGCTGTTTGGGTGCCACTGTGGCGGGGGTAGGCGTCACGCTGACGGGGGTGTCTGGCTGACGGGGCGTCTCTGTGGCGGGGGTGACAGTCAGACGGGGGTGGACCGTGTAGACGACGCCATGCCCGATCCGCTCCGCCCGCGTAATGTGCTCGGCGGAAACCAACGCCTGAATGGCGCGCTGCACGGCACGCTCGGAAAGCTTCGTCTTAGCGCACAGACCGGCCGGGCCAGCTATCGGAGGCCATGCTTGGGCGACATCATTCGCCATGACGGCGAGCACGTTCAGCACGCTCTGCTCTGGTGCGCTGACACCCGTCACCGCCATCGCGGCGCGGCAGAGATCAAAGCCGGTGAGCACGCTAGAACCGCACCATCTCGTTCCGCAGCACGTCCCGCCGGTAGGCGTCGTTGCTGCGCGTCCTGGCGGCCTTGCGGGCGGCCTCAGCGCGATCGGCGCGCGTCGCCTTCCGGCGGGCAAGCGCGGCCTCTATGCGCGCCACCGCCTCCGCCCGCTCGGCGGCGTGCCGTTCGATGATGATGTGCAGGCGGCGGCGGCGCGTCATGCTGCGCGCTCTGGCGGCCACGCCATCACGGCGCCGAGTTGATTTATGATCTGGTCCGGACGATCCCACAACGCCGGCGTGGGCATGCCCTCAGACGGCGCAGCCGCCGCCGCGAACCTAGTCATGATCGCCGGAAGATCGATGGACAGGCTCATTTTCGTGCCAAGCACGAGCGCCCGCTTGATGCTTTCACATCCTTCGCGGATCAACGCCGGTGATGCGCCATCGAAGCTGTTTGCAATCGCAATGACGGCCTCGTCATCGGTCACGAACGGCGCCAGATACATACGCACGATAGCAAACCGCTCGGCGCCGCCGGGAAAGCCGATCTCGATTTGCATCTGGAAGCGCCGCCAAACAGCAGGGTCAATCTCTTTCGCTTGGTTCGTCGCCGCGAATAGCATCCCGTCGAAACGGTCGATCTCTTGTAAAAGCGCAATAACGATGTTGTTCTGTTCAACGGATGCGCTATTGTCTCCGCCCTTTCGCTTGTGAGCGATACTATCGAACTCGTCGAAGAACAAGGCGACACCACCCTTGTCGCGCCGAGCCTCGCGGAATAATTTTCCAATCTGCTCGCCTGACTGAGCCACGTACTTGCTCAGAATATCGGTCGATTGCACGACAAGCATAGGCAACCCGACGCGCGCGGCGACGTGGTGTGCCAACGTCGTCTTGCCGCACCCGGGCGGCCCGCTGAGCAAGGCGCGTTGCCTCGGTTTCAGCCCGACACGTTTCAGCTCGGCGGCAGAACTCATCTCCAACATCCATTGCTGGAGCGCGGCCCGAACCGGCCGCGTCAGTATCGGCGCGGTGGCATCCGCTGGGAAGACTAACTCGCCGTACTTCCCATACCGCTGAAGCATCTCGTGGCGCTTCGCCGCCTCGCGTTGCTCGGGTGTCATCTCGGCCTCTTCGGCCTCCACGGCGAAAGGATCGCGGCTCATTCGCCGTCATCCTTCTTGTCGGCCTTCTTCGGCTTCGGCGTGGGTTTCAGCGCATCGGGAATATCCATGCCGTCGGAGCCGAGTTCCGCGCACCACGCTTCGTCCCAAGCCGCCCGACGCTCATCGAATGCCGGAAACGGGTTGGCTGTCACCGGTTGCCCATTGAGCGCGGCCTGCTTGCCGGCGGCGCGCGCATCGGCGACGGTCGGCTCTGGCGGCGGCGCGGCCTGCTCTTCCGGCGCGTCCGCAAGAACCTCGCGCTTGCCGGTTGCATCCGGCTCGCTGACAATGCCCTCGCTTTGCATGCGTTCGATCAGCGCTGCCGCAGAGTTGTACCCGATCTTCAACGACCGTTGCAGAAAGGAGGCCGACGCCTTCCGACTGGTTCTCACCAGCGCCACGGCGGCAATATACTCGGCCATGTCGTCGACGTGCCGCTGCTCCTCCTCGGTCGGTGGCGCCGGTTCCGGCTTCTTCGGCTTGAGGCGCTCAAGCGCCCAATGCCCAAGAGGAGTGCCGTCCAACATGCCTAGTGCAGCCTTGTAGGTGTCAAGCAGCGCTTCGCGCTCCCGCCTGCTGTCGGCATCCATGGCCCGCAGTTTGATGATCGCCTTCATCGTCGGCGCATCGAAACCTTGGCCTTTCGCCTCCAGAAAGACATCCTTGAGATCAGCCTTCATGGCTGCAATCTCTTCCATGACCCGTTCAGCGCGTTCGATGTATTGGCGCAATTGGTCGGATGCGACGCTACCATCGTCAGCCATTCTGAAGTCCCTTCTGCTTGGTGGTGAAGCGTTCGGCCGCAGCGGGCCCGAAGTGCGCGGCGAGCATCGCGTGTTCGACCGTCGAGCCGGCATTGACAGCCTGCCGCCGGAACAGCGCGAGCGTCATCTGGTGCAGCTTCGCGGACCCGCGCACCGCGTCCACGAACGCCGCGTCGCTGTAGCCGATGGGCTCGGCGCGATCGGCCAGCCGGTGTGGCGCCCTACGCGGTAGCTTGGCGCGGATCGCGGCCACCTGCGCGGTGCGACAGCCTATGTACGCGGCGATCGACGCATCGTTGGAGATGTAGCCGCAGATGCGAGCGATCTCGGCGCCAGTGTCGCGCGGGATGCAGGTCATGCGACCCCAGGAGTCGCTCATGCCGGGATCACCAGCTTGCCCAGCGAGGCGCGCGCCGCGCGGACGAGCGCAGCGACAGCGCGATCTCCGGCGGCCCACAACGCTGTGCCGTTCGACGGCGAGGCGCCCTCGGTCCCGTCCGGGCGCAGGAAGCGGATCTTCGGCGTGAACAGCACCGCGTCCGCGTTGCCGAGCGCGTGCTGAAACCACGGCGCCGACGTGCGATCGGGCGTCAGCGCGATGCCGTTCCGATGCGCGAAGAAGCGGTCAAGCCAAGGCTCGAGCCCGTTACGCCCACCGAAGGGAGGGTTCATCCAGATGAAGCCCCACCATCCCGTCGTGAGGCTGTCCGAGCATATGCGACCGTCGCACGGCACATGACCGCCCGACGGCGGACCGGCGACATCAACATCGAAGTGGCAGCCCAAGGCCTCGAACACGCGCGGCGGCGTGTACCAATCGTCGCTGCGCCCGGCGCGCTCCCAATGGCTCATGACAAGCCGCCATCGCTCGCGGAAGCAGCCGCCTCCGCGTCAGTCCTCACGTCCATGTCGTCTCCCCTCGGGCGTCGTTCAGCCCGTCAGGTGGAGGGCGCCGCTATCGGCGCCCTCGCGCTGCTACGCTGCGATCTGGCACGCGCCGGGACGGATCTTGCGATCGCGACCGTCGGTGCACGCGACCACGAGGAAGGTGGACCTGCCCCGCCCCTCGCCGCTCGTGACGGTGTCCTTGACCTTGCCGGTCACCTTCGCCGTCGCGCGCGGGCCGGGAAGAAAGGTCACCGTGGCGCCCTTGCTGATGCTCGTCATTGTCCGCTGCTCCTTCATGCCGGGCCGTCCGTCTCTCCTGCGGGCCGGTAACCGCAGGCGGGAATGGGTTCGCGGACGAGGCCGCCGTGCCGCCGAAGCGAGCGCGTGCGGTTGCCCTGCGAGATGGCACGCGAGCGGCGACGGCGGAGATCCGCAAGCTCGGCCAGCGCGTCGTCGCGCTCGTCGCGAAGCTGGTGCAGGCGATCGGTCGCGATCGTCAGCGTGGCGGCCGCGATGGCCCAGCGGTTCCGCATCTTGCGGTAGCTGTGCCAGGGGGCGGTCCACCATGGGAGCGTCATCCCCTGCCCTCCTCGGCGATACGCTCGAACCGGGCGCGCAAATTGACGAGATGCAGGATCGCGTCGTCGCACGCTTCGATCAGACGCAGCTTCTTCACCTCGGCGGCGTCCACGTCGTCGTCATTGCTGACGGCCATGCAGATGCGCTGTGAAATGCCGGCCTGATCGGCGGCGAGCGTGCCGAGCTCCGCGTACCAGCCGCGATCCATCGCATCGGGTTCGGGCAGCTCGACGAAGGCGCCGCCAGCCATCGTCGCCAGGCGGCGCGTCAAGATAGGCCAGCCGGCCGTGCCGTGCGTAACCGCCTCCAGATCGGCCACGACATCAATCGGCATATAGTCGTCGGCGTTGAAGCTCTGATAGTTGCCGAGCTGCGTCTTGCCGGGGCGGCACAGCGTAGCTGCCGCCTCGAGCCCGCCGGCGGCCTTGATGAGCGCGCGCGTTTCCCGCTTCAGCGCCTGCTTGTCGGGCGCGGTGGAAAAGCAACCCATGTTTCCAGATGCGCGGCCTTCGCTCATGCAGCATCACTCCGAGCATGGAAACGATCAGCCAGGCCGCAGTCGGTGCGCGTGCAGGCGGCGGCCTTCGGGCTGCCGGGAACTGCGTCGCACTCGCCGCACGCCGCGATCGTGATCCCGCGACGGCGAAGTTCCGCGATCAGGCGATCGGTGGCGATACCGGTGAACGGGTCATGGTCGATCACGACGATCGAGCGGTGGCCGGTATGCTCGCGCCGCAGCTTCCGCTGAGCCACGAGGGATTCGACCAGCCGGGACACGCCGGACTTGCTGCCGAGCCCGAGGGCTACGCGCATCTCGTCCCAGGACGGGGATACCCCGCCGTGGAGCGTCATGTAGCGCTCGACGAAGTCCAGAAGTTCGCGCTCGCGGTGGGTCATGCGGCCTCCGCCTCGCTCGTGAGTTTGGCGGGACGGTACGTTGCCATGAACTTGCGCACGCGCTGCACCGTGGCACGCCGCGCTTCGCGACCAGCGCGAAGCTGCGCGATAAACATCGTATCGTTGACAGCTTCGCGACCGAACCGGCTTTCGCGCATATGATGCGCGCAGCAGAAGGCTTCGATATCGGCGAGGAGGTCTTCCATACCGCTCATATGCGACGGACATATCCGTCGCGTCAAGACGCTTGTGACGGATATGTCCGTAGATTGTCGCCGCGAACGCCTGCGTGGGATATGCTTGGCATGGAACTGCCGAGCTTTGACCTCTCTAAGGTGGTCGCCGTGCTGCGAGAACAGACCGGCAGCGGCGGACCATTCTCAATGCGCGGACTATCGAAAGCCGCCAATCAGCACCGCGACACCGTCAGCGATATTGTCGCCGGCCGGAATAAGAACCCGACAATCCGGGTGCTATCGTCGCTCGCCGAAGCGATGGGCGGAGATCTGTCCGCTTTTGGCATTGAGCTATCTCAGCGAGCGGACATCCCTACTGAGATCGAGCTTGAGGACGCATTGCGCGGCGCGCTGCCGGATATGCCGCGAGGCTCTGCGGACAGACGCGCCCGATTTCTTGCTGAAGCCGTAGCACGGTCGTTGCGGCTTCCTCCATCTCGTCCAGCCACTGACGTTGGGCGAGCAGGTCTGTCGGACGGTCCCGGAGAAGCCGCTCCTCCTCCCGAAGCCACCAGCTAAGGTTGATTTGCTTGACCGCGCATTCGCGAACGCAAGGCGTGCATCCGACGTCACAGGCTGGCGCCGAAAGCGGTGTGCCGGGGCGAGTCGCAGAAGCCATGTTTCACTTATGTTCTCTAAAATCCAACATGGCTAGGTGGGTCGTGAACATCTTCGGATTACTGGCAACCACGGTTGTTGCCGAAAGTGGACAACCGATTGGCGCGAGGCTTCTATGATTGAGTTTACGTCCTACGGCGGCGGCAGGGTAGCGGTGAACCCCATGCTGGTGTTCGCGATTGAGGCCGTGGACGGCGGGACGCAGATCGTGTCGGCCGCTGGGGGTGTCGTGGTCGTCAAGGAGGAGTTCGCCGAGGTTCACCGGCGGATCGGGGCTTGGGCGAAGGGGTGAGACTTTTGGGCCTCCATTCGATGTCAAGCCCCGGCTACGAATTTAGATGGACGTTTTCGCCCTGTTCTGATATACGCGGAGGAGCGTTTGGGAGTTCGTAATGTCGGTTCTGAGCGCCGCTCGTACGTTAGGCCGAATAAGCGGCTGGACGCTTACCAACCTCGAGATCCAGAAGATTCTCTACGTCGCGCAGATGGAGCATCTGGAGCGTACGAAGGCTCCGCTGTTCCCGGAGGAATTCGAGGCATGGCAGCACGGGCCGGTTGTTTCGGACCTGTATCACAGCCTCAAGCAGTTCAAGAAGGAGCCTGTGAAGGACGTCTTCGACGATCCGCCTTTCCCCTCAGAAAGCGAGGAAGGTGCGTCGATTCAGGCAGCCTACGACAAAACGCGTCATATGACGCCGGGTCAACTCATCAACTTTTCGCATCGGCCGGGCGGCGCTTGGGAGGCGGTCTATCACAACTTGCGCAGACACCAAGTGATCCCCATGGATTTAATAAGACGAGAGGCCGACCACACGGCGCGCGCATCGGACGATGCCGTAGCGTGGGCGCAATCTTTGGCCGCGCGTTTTGAGGCTAGCCCCGCCCGGTTCTTGGATAATACGGACGAGCGATCTTTCCGAGCACGCTTACACGGTTAGTTTTGAGAACAATCCGTATGCACGGGAAGAATTGTCGAAGGCTTATCAGCGGCTCGGGACCGATCCTCGGAAAGTGGGCCGCCTATCACACGATGACGGTATACGCGAACACTGGGTCTTCGAAAGCTTGGCGACCGCGCCTTGCCGTATTCGCATTTACTACACCGTCGAGCATAGCGTGGTGTCCGTGATGATGATCGCGGTGCTGTAATGCCCCCACCCTCTCCCTCGCCTGCGATCCGCCGACCGACTTAGCTCTGAAAGAAAGTGACGGATACCTCCGTCATGCCTATTGACTGACGGATATATCCGTCGCTAGATATATTCCGACGCCGCATCCAGCGGCCCGGAGCAACGCCAGTGCATCACGATCCCCAGGCCCTGCTGAGCGCCACGACGGCCATCGTCATCGCCGCCATCGCCAACGGCTCGCATAACTCGGTCGCCGATCTGATCCGCGACACACACGCGGCCCTCGCCGCGACCGCCGGACCGGCGCAGCCCGCCGCGCCCGAGCCAGCCGTTCCGGTCCGCCAGTCGGTAAAGCCCGACCATCTCGTCTGTCTGGAGGACGGCGCGAAGGTGAAGATGCTGAAGCGCTACCTGCGCCGGTTCGATCTGACACCCGCCGACTATCGCGCGAAGTGGGGGCTTCCCGCCGACTATCCGATGGTCGCCCCGAACTACGCCGAGAAGAGGCGCGCGATCGCCGTCGCTGGCGGCCTCGGGCGCAAGCGCGACACCTCCGAGGTCGCCCGCGCGAACCGCGCCGCCGCCTGATCCATCCTGCCGCAGGAGTGAGCCATGCTCATGGAGCGCATCACCCGCCCCCACATCGCCAGCGAAGACCCGGATACGGTCGAGGCCGTTGAGCGGTCGCTGTCGATCGTCGCGCAGCTCGCCGCCGAGCGCGCGAAGCCCTGGCCCCGCCGGCCGGATCACATCGTCCTGCACAAGCAGCGGATCGGTAGCCTCGTCTCCGAACTGCGCCGCACCGCCGAGCATGTCGAGGGCATGACGGCGGAGGAACTGGAGGCGCTGGGCGTCGCGGAGTTGCGTCGGCGCGGACGGAGCGTGCCGCGCGCGGTCACGCCGCCCGAGGAGCCGTCGGCCGAAACCCGCGCCGCGCGCGCCGATCTCAGCCTCCTCCGCGAACTGCTCGAGACCGAGCGCCAGAAGAAGCGACGCCAGGACAAGCGGGTGCGCGATCTCGCGAAGCAGGTCGCCGAGGCCGAGCACAAGGCGGCCGGGCTATGAGCCGCGCCCGCCACAGCTACTTCGAGCGCTTGGCGCAGGGCGGCGGCCGGACGATGTTCGACTACGGTCGCACCGGCCCTATCGCCCGCACGCGGCGGCATAGCCCGCCGGCCGGGGCGAACGACTATCGAATGCCCGACATGCGCAAGGCGCTGCTGTGCGCGGCGATGGCGTGGGCGATCGTCATTCCGCTGCTGTGGGGAATCTGGACGGTGCTGCCATGAGCGCGATCGGCTACGCCGACACGGCGGTGATGGCGGCATGGGCGCGTTCCACAATGGCTCGCACGCCGGACTTCATTATCGGCGATCCGGCCTATCTGCGGCGTTGGTGGATCATCCCGCGCAACGAGCAGCAGAACGTCTATCTGCACGAGATACTGCGGGATGACGACGATCGAGCGCTGCACGATCATCCGTGGCCGAACACTTCTTTGCTGCTGATCGGCCGGTATCGCGAGATCACGCCCGATGGCGTCTATCTGCGCGAGGCCGGCGATCTGGTGACGCGAGAGGCGAACTCGGCGCACCGTCTCGAACTGATCGAACATGAGCCATGCGTGTCGCTGTTCTTCACCGGGCCGAAAGTGCGCGAGTGGGGTTTCCACTGCCCCAAAGGCTGGGTCCACTGGCGCGACTTCACCGGCGGTGAGCATGGCGAGATCGTCGGTCGTGGATGTGGTGAGTTCTGATGCTCGCCCGCGTCGACACCCGCCCTCGGCACCGCAACGCCGGCCGTCCCGCCGAGAAGAGCGCACCCACGTTCCTCAAGTGGCTACGCGGCCGCCCGTGCATCCTCGCGCGCAGCCCGGAGCACCAGTGCTCGGGCAAGGTCCGGGCCTGCCATGTGGACTATGCCGGGGACAAGGGCATGTCGACGAAGGTCTCGGACAGGTTCGCCGTGCCCATGTGCGACGGAGCACACCGGGAGCAGACGGACGTGCTGGGCTGGGGACCGTTCGAGGAGAAGCACAAGCTCGACGCGCTGAAGGCGGCCGATCAGTTCTGGACGGCGTGGCCGGGCCGGGGTGCTTGGGAAAGGGCTCGGGCATGAGCTTGAGCCGCACCACGCCCACCGCCATCGCGGAGGCGGCATACGAGGCCGGCCGCGCGCGGCGGTTCCCGCTCGTCAACGGGGTGCCAGACCCGCGCGCGACGTGGCGCCCAACGGTGGACCCCGATCTGCTGAGCCAGATGCTTCAGCAAATGCTCGACGAGCGCCTTGCCTTCATCCGTCGTGACAGCGACGAGATAGGCCGCATCCTGCTCGAGGACATCGACGCCCGGTTCTCGCCAGCGGACATGGCCGTCCTCGCCCGCTACGGGCTGACGCGGCGCTACGACACGGCCTTCGTCCACGACGGCGCTTCGCGAGGCGGCGCGCGCATCCGCCTGCCCGCCGAGCGCGATCTGCCGCTGCCGGCGCGGACAGGGCTGCAGGCGGCGACCTTCACCGCCCCGCCCATCCAGCCGCACGAGCAAGAGCCGCAAGTGCCGGGGCCGGCGCTGGCGTTCTTCGAAAAGATGAACGCGGCGCGCGCGGCGCGGGAAGCGGACGCTCGAGCGGCACCGAGTTTCATCGCCGAGTTTTGGCGCGAGCATAAGCGTCAGCCGACGTGGCGCGACGTGGGCAAGGCGCTGCCCCGTCTCGAGGCGTGGATGGCCGAGAAGAGGAAAGCAGCATGATCCCGGCGCACGTTCGTGGGTGCACTCGCGTGCTCGGCGCACCGCCGGGGTGGACACCCGAGACCAGCGGGCCGTGCCAGGGGCTTCCCATCCGCGCCGAGATGAACGGCGACATGCCGGCGATGGTCTCGGCTTGGGAACCGACGCCGGCCGAACTGGCGGCGCTCGCCGCCGGCGCGAAGATCGAGCTGCGTGTGCTGGGCGGCGGCCATCCGCCTGTATGGGTCGGTGTCGGCGAGGTGCCAGCATGAGCGCCGCCGAGAAGCACGAGGCCCCGCTGCCCTTCTGGCCGGTGGCGATGAGCCGGCCGATGGCGCTCGCGTACACGGGCGTTGCCGAGGCGCAGATGCGCGCGTGGGAGAAGGCGGGCGCGGTTCACTTCCGCCCGCGCGGTCCGCACGGCGCCGCGATCGTTCAGCGCGCCGAGCTCGATCTTGCCGTCGCGGAGCTCTTCTCGCGCGACATGTCGGAGGATTGGGACTTTGGCGACTGAGCGCCTGCCCTCCTACGTCAACGTGCGGCGCCTCGCCGGCGGCAAGCGCGCCTATTATTGGCTGCGCCCCGCCTGGGCGAACCCGCAGCTTGCCGAGGCGAAGGACGCCGCCGTTCGCGCGCGCGCCGTGCGCCACGGCCGCACCTGCCCCGTCGCCTCGACGGCGCTAGGCTCCGAACTGTCGTCGGCGATCGCGAAGGCCGAGCTCCTGAACGCGACGTTCGCCGAGTGGCGCAAGGGCGCCGCCGAAAAGCCCGTCACCGGCACGATCCGTTGGCTGTTCGACTGGTATCGCAGGCACGAGCGGTTCACGGATCTGCGGCACGCCTCCCGCGCCGGCTACAAGCTGGCAATGGACGCGGTGGACGCCATGGAGATGCGGAGCGGCACCGTCGGGCTGCGTCAGGCGTCGACGATCGACGCGGGCGTGGCGGACAATCTCTATCGCAAGGCGCGCGAGAAGCATGGGGAGCGCCAAGGCGCCTACATGATGCAGGTGTGCCGGCTCGTGTGGAACCAAGCGGTGCGGTATACGAAGCAGACCGGCGTGAAGGCCAATCCGTTCGCGGGCATGGGCATCAAGGCGAGCTCGGGCGCCGGCCGTGGTAACCGCGCCGCGACGCGCGCGGAGTACGACGTCTACCGCGCCAAGGCGCGCGAGCTCGGCAAGCAGAGCATGGCGACGGCCGCCGCGCTGTGCTTCGAGGGGTGCCAGCGCGTCACCGACGCCTTCGGCTTCCGCGATCCCGACGGGCTCGAGCGCGGCATCCGGTGGAGCGGCTATCGGCCCGGCGTCGAGCTCAAGCTAATCCAGTCCAAGACGGGCAACCTAGTGGAGATTCCGTTGGCCGACACGATCGCCGGCGAGGTCGTCGAGCTCTATCCCGAGCTCGAGCAGGAACTGGCGCGCACACCCCGTCCGGACGATCCCGAGGCGATGATCGTCCGCGACGAGCGGACCGGCGAGCCGTACACCGACAGCTACATGAAGACGCTGCACCGGCGCATCCGGGATGCCGCCGGCCTGCCCGCCGATCTGCGCTTCACGAGCTTCCGCCACGGCGGCCTGACGGAGATCGGCGACAGCGGCGAAGCCGACGTGCGCGCCATCAGCGGGCACAGCACGCTCGAGGTCACGCGGATCTACAACAAGGCGAACGCCGAGAAGGCGAAGCGCATCGCGGCGAAGCGACGCGAGCACATCGGGAAGCTGACGGCCGGCGCCGTGGGCGAGGCCGAACCAGCCTTATGA